CTTAGGTTGGTCTATAAGACCCTCTCTCATATAGTAGTTCCTTTTTAAAACAGGAGCTATATTCTCGGTTGTCTTAGATACTATTTTATCCCCTTCATAGCTTATTCCATCTTGAATAGGGCTACTATCATAAGTAAATAATCTTTTATTTACCTTACTTTGTATAATCATTCAAACCTCTCAAAAATTCCTGTTGTGCCTGTATCATATAAAAAAGGGGAGGTTTCCCTCCCCCTTAATATTATGCAGTAGTTAAGCCTGTGATTTTACCAGAACCCTTTTCTTGTCTGCTTTCAAGAGTTAATTCTGCTTCCATCATAAACTTACGAGATGAACCTGTTCGAGCAAGTTCCTCACGAACAACGGGACGCAACCACGCTTTAACCCAAAGACCCATATCTCCTAATACAACAAGAGTTCCTGCGGCTTGAGTGTTTAAAATGTGATGAAGCTGAACTCTTAAAGTACCAAAGTCAGAGTTGTAAACGTCAATCGCTCTAATTACTTCTTTATCAGAAGCCATAACTTCTCTTGTGTTAGTAGTAAAAGAAGATATTTGACGCTTTTGAAAACCACCTGAAAGGATTGAAGAAGGCATACCACCTTGAGCCCAAATAAGTTGAAGGTTATCATTCAACATAGATTCAGTCAAGGCTTCATTACCTGTTCCTGTTCCTGTGGTTACGTTTGTTGCAATAAAACCTAAAGCACCCTTCATTTGTCTTGCAGTACCAGAAGCACCTGTTNCAGCAGAAGCGTTAATGACAAGAGCNTACTCAATGTCATTAGCAAGCTCTTTAAGTTTTTTCTCGGTCTGATAAGCACTCTCTGTTCCTCTCCCTGCTTTATCAACAACTTCTTGAGTATCAGTAACGCCAAAAGTCTTTCTAAGTATCTGCGTAGGGTTAGTAAGCCTAACAGAAGGGGTAATTGCTGTTGCTGTTGCCTCATCACCCTCAATAGTAGCGTTAGCGGCAGGAGTGGCTAAAACGTCTGTTTGCCAGTCGTGTATTCTTGAAGTAGCTTGAGTACTTCCTGTGTTGGAAGTCATAACAGTAGTAACAGGACTAATGTTTGTAATTACATCAATTAAGTCCTCTCTGTTACCAATGCTCTCATAGGTTGTAAATGTATTAGTAGGTATTNCCATCTTTAACTCCTAAAGTTTTGCCCCCAATTTCATTTTCAGAAGGTCTTGGAAGTTTCCTAACGTGCCGCCATGCAAAGCCTTCTCCCTTGCAGAAGCGAGTTCTTTGTAGTAAAGTTCAGTGTCATCAACTTTTCCGGCAGGAGTACTCCCCGAAGCAGGCTCAACATTAACAGAAGGGGGAGCGTTATTAACTGCACTCGTTCCACCTTTCGCAAGTTGTTCAAGTTTCATGTCCTTATATAACCTAACTATTCCATTAACTCCGTCATTGTAAATGCTCTGTCTTTCAGGGGGTAGGAGAGTAAATCTTTGCTCTAACTCCGCCCTCGAATCAAGAAGGTCATTAAATGCAGGGTTCTCTTTCTGAACCAAATCGTGTGCTTGTTTAAACTGCCCNTCAACCACCATCGGTTGAAGAGACTGTATAACAGGAGCAACTTGATTTAATTGAGCCTCAAGAGCGTCTATCCTTTGCTGATAAGCCGCCTCTTTTTGGTCTAAAACAGGTTTTAAAGCGTCATAAACCCACTTGTCATCTTCGGAAATTTCAACCTCTGCCCCCTTGAATGGTTGGCTTTCTTGGTTGAATAACTTCTCCTCTAATGCTTTAAGCTCTACCTCTCTTGCCTGAATAGCCTTATCTCTTTCAGAAATTTGTTGGAACTTTTGGTTAGCCGATTGTTCAAGCTGATAACCTTTTAGAACGTCAGCTAACGTAGCCTCTCGCTCTTCCCCGTTCACTTTCACTTTTAGCTTCTTATCGCCAAGAGTTTCTAAGTCCAAAACATCAGAGATTTNCTCTTTAGTTTCCGNAACTTCTGGCGTTTCTGAAACTGCAAATGGTGATTGGGCTTTCGGTGTATTTTTTACACCCTTTTGAACCGCCTCTTTGGTGGGTTCTTGCACCGCCTCTTGGGTAGGTGCGTCTTTTGATTTTGCCATCTTATCCTTTCGGGTAAAGATTAGTAATCAGAAAGTCCGCTCTCATTGTCGAACTTCCCCTCTAATTTCTGTCTCGCAACTGTGCCTTCGTTGATAACAACTCGCCATTGTTCACGAAACAAATCAACTGCCTTTTTCCGTATTTTGACAGTTTATAATTGCTTGTGTGTCTGTTGCCATTACATTACCAAAGGACTGNAANGATGCCCTCTCTAATGGCTTTAAAACTCTATCCTCTATTAACTGATAAATCTGGTTATTTTCAAGTTCTTTAAACTTCTCTCCTGCCTCAACGCATTTTTGAAGCTCATCTTTGTTATTTATATCAAACGCCAAAGCCCTGTCCTCCCTGTTCGTTAGGTCTTGCCTGTGAAGCTACTCCCTGTACTGCCGCCTCTTGAGGAGGTGGTTGTTGGGCTTGAATGTAAAGCTCCTCCCCCTTCTCTCCAAGAATTTCATATATCCTTCGCATAACTTCACTCGGATTAACAAAAGTTGCATCAGAGGCAGGTAAAACTCCAGCCTGAACTAATTGAGCGACCGTTGCGTTGGATTGATTACCTAACTGCAACATCGTTACTAATTTATTGATGTTTGCCTGCTTTGACTGCCCCTGATTAACTAATATATCAAAACTACCCTGAATAGTATCTATTGTAGGAGCGTTATCGTCAGAGCTACCATAACCAATGATAGACCCCGTTACCTTTTGGATAAATTCGTCTGTTTCATATTGTTGTTCTAACCTTAGTAAGTTCTCAAATAAAGGAATAAATCCTGTCATTAAAAGGTTGGTCGTAATAGCGTTAGTCTTTCTGTTTGAGTTTTGGTTATTAACCTGAACCTCTGTCGCTGTTTGCTCTCCTTTGCTTTGAACACCTAACCTNTTAGGGTCTACGGAAGTTACTTGGTTAAAGTCGTTATCCGTAATACTTAATTCAGTGTATGAATTGTCAAAGTTTGTGTTCGTTACTAACTGCCTTACCGAAGCGTCAGAGATTTCATCACCTAAAGCAATCCCACCTATTCTGCGGTTCACAAGGGAATCAAGGTCGATGTTAGAACCCCTCTGAACAAGCAAAGGACTTCTTATAGAAAGAGCCACTGCCTCTCTCTTCTGGTTTCTTATAGCATTTATCTCCCTTTGGAGCTGTTCTGTTATTTGAGGTAAAGACTTCCCGTACATTCTGTGAGATTCAGGGAAAGGAGTTCCCACTATATAAGGCGGACGATTATACTCATCTCCACTCCTCTTAAAGGGTAAGTCGTTTTCCTCTACATCACTTATAACAAATTCAGGGGAGTGTTCGTTTCCTGCCATTGTAAACTTAACCGATTCTAAAAAGCCGTCTTGGTTTACATCAAGAAAAGTCCAAACTTCATAGATATATACATTATTTACGTTTATTCCCCTGATTTTAGAATGAGAAAAAGGCGACCCTTGAGTATCAAGCCGTTGCATTTTAACCTCATCTGCTTCCGCTAAAATAGCTTCCTTAACTTTATCAAGATTTTTATATCCAGCTTTGCATAAATTGTCGTACTTAGTCATCTTTCGATGAATAATAGGAAACTTATAGTAGTCCTTCCAAGTAGCTTCGGGAGAAAAGAACATATCCTCGTAAGGAACACACTCTACAATTGGGTGGAAGTCAGTAATTACCCCGTCAGTTTCAGAGATTTTAGGGTAGATTTTAAAAATACCCACCATGTTTCTAAGGGAATCCTGAACAAATTCAACCGCTTCTTGGTAGAAGTTAATAGGATTGCCGTTAAGTCGGAAATTAAGTAACTTCTTTACCGCTTGCTTCACATCTTCCGTTATAGGCTTGCCTGAATTGTCAATAGACTTCCTTGAAGATACAGAAACAATCTCTTCTGGGTCAAAGAATAAAGCTGATAAAACATCCCCTTGTATTCTATTAAGGTGGGAATAAGTCTTTGGAATAAATAACTTGTCTGAATTTTCTATTACCTTTGATTCGGTGTTATCACCTCTCTTAACGTTCTTAACAAACTTACTGTCGTAAAGAGCGTTATCTCTTAACCACCTATCCTTAATTGACCTGTCGTTATAAGTAACAGACCTATTAAATACATCTCTTCCATGAGCAACAAGAAGTTCCTCACTCTTTAACTCCTGCTTGGTTAGCTTATTCTTTTTTGCCAATATCTAATAACTCGTTGTCTTTTTTACGACCTTCGGAGTTCCATTTTCAAATTTAAGGTAAACTTCCCCATAGAAACCACTCTCCATGCAGGATTTTAATACTTCTATTAAAAACTTTAAGTCAAAATTCTTTCTCATCAGTCAATTATACCATATAAAAACCAATACATTAGGGGGTGTTTAATAGATATGCCCCCACAAGTACCGCTAAAACAATAAGTTATCCTCCAACTTTTTCTTTCATTTTGGCTTGTAGTTTTCCCACCCTGACCCTTTAAGTGAGAATGTTGATAAGGATATTATTTTATTCATCCCTTCGTGGCATCGTGGGCATAAAATTCTGCCTTCAAAGGTGATAGATTTCATTATTTCTGTCTTATGACCACATTTAGGGCAAAGATACTCGTAAATAGGCATTAGTCTATTAAACCTTCTTTTTGAATTTTCTCTAAATTTGAGAATGAGAACTGTTCTAAGCCTCTTAATCTCTCTGCGTAGTCAGCTATTTTAATTGCTTCCTTCAGGGGTTTATCTTTCCTGCCGTATCTTGTGGAGTATTTTATTATATTCCCAAGACAAAACTCTTTTGCGGCTTCAACTCCTCTTTGTTCTCGGATAAACTCAATTACGTCTATCCCTCCTGCGTAGTGTTCTGGTATCATTATGAGTAAATTATTCCGTTAAATATAGTTCTTCCGTTAATTACTTGTACGGGGTAGAAGTTAAACTCTCCACTTTTGAAGAAATAGCACACGCCAACAGCGTGAACCCAAGCGTTAGCCTTGTTTTTAATGTATTCGGGGTCTTTTTTACACGCACAGCCCAATGAAATAGCCATGTGAGGCTTAGAGTCAGACTTTGCTATGCTTGTGTAGGTCTGAAATGTGTGTGTATGCCCGTAAATAACGGGTGAACCGTACATTAAAACGTGTTTCTTGGCATGAGCGTCATTACAATAGTCTCCATGAGTAAATAACAACTTCCCAACCTTATGGTACTCCCCGTAGGAGCAAATCTTCGCTTCGGGGAACATCTTTCTTGTGTCAATTAACTCACCTCTGTCAGGCTCATCTCTTATTGCTTCCTCTGTTCTTGTTAGGTCGTGGTTTCCACCGCACCATAAAACCTCACACTCTCCGCCTGCTTTCCAAAGAGGAAGAAAAACCTCCTCTCTAAAACCAAGCATCTCCTTTCTCGTAAGGTAAACCCCTTGTTCCATCGTTAAATTGGGGTCTTTAAACTTCTTTGATAAGTTCTTTGCGTCAAAACAATCACCTAATAGGATTATTTTATCAGGTTTTATGTCTTTGGCAAGTTGAATTGCTATCCCAACCGTCTTTGGGTCGTGAAAAGGGTAATGAATGTCAGGAATAACTAACGCTGAACTTACTTCACTCTCTCTTTTCGTCATTATCGAGGTGTACTCCTCCTCGCTTAGTCTTATTCTTGGAGTTCCCATTTAATTTCCTCCTTATTGCTTCGTTTGCTCTCCATGACGGAGAGTAATTTCCACACCTATTGCAAATATCACCTCTTAGGTTGTAGTTTCTACAAGTAGGGCAGACCCACTTAGAATTACCAAAAAACCCTCAAAATCAGGAGGGTCTAATAAATCATACCCAGTCATCTTCTTTGTAAATTGGAATTGATTGTACTTTAGGATACCATGTCGGGTTGAATTGAAACGTATATCTCATAGCGGCGTGTAAATGATGTTTCCCTTCCTTAATTACGTCCTTCATTCCCTTCTCGTCCTCATTTGCCCACTGCTCCCTCTCTAACGTCATCATAGATTCAATTAACTTCCTGTTATTAGGGGTGTCAAAGAAGAAAAGAACTCCATCTCTCAACCTCTTGCGGATTTCGTTCACCCCTGAACAGATTGACCCCTTGTACCTCTGCGACCGCTTCAATGCCATCAAATTATGCTTTCCTGTTGAAAGCTCACGAAAGATATTTATCCCTCCAACATCACGACCCATTACAGTCATGTCGCAGGCTCGGTCAGCAACACTCCTCCCAAGACGATAACCAACACTTCTATCATAAATCATCTTCTTCAACTCATCAACATCGTTCGTCTTTTCAAACATGCAATCAATTACAAAACAAACCCCCTCACGATTAACAGCAACCCACACAACAGCAGTGGGAGTAACTTGGTGAGGGTCTAAGCCACGATAAACAACGTATTCATCATTTATCTCAAAAGCAGGAATGACAAACTTGGAAGGNCGAAAACTCGGATAAACCAAACCACTTAAAGAAACAAACTCCCCAAGTAATCTCATCCTCAACTCCTCATAGGAAGTAATTTCACTTAAAATCGTGTCAAGAACATCTAACTTAACATAACGGTTCGTTACAGGAACTAATTTAAAAGCCCTAACTTGACTATCACCATCGTCCATCTTAAAAACAAACCTCGATGTCCAACTCATCCCCTTAGTAGGGGTCATTCCAAATATTACCGTCATTCTCTTAGCGGTGGCAAAACGTAATACATTCTCCTTGTGTATCTTCTCTTTCGGCTCTTCATCGTAAATAACTAAGTCTAACTCTCCACCCTGAAAGGAATCAACGTCCATCTCGTTAGTCAAAAACTCCACCCTCGCTATATTCCTTCCACTATCCTGTAAAGTCAAAACCTTCGTTTCAGACATGAAACTGTCCTTCCAACGCCCATTTATTAAATACTCCTTCGGACACCACTCCTCATAAGAAGGAAGTACAACATTCTTTAATTGCTTATTATCCACTGCAACAACTCGAATATTACAAACTTTGCCTTCATCAGGAAGAATACTTTTTGGGAAATTACTAATTGACAAAGGAACTTGTCTGGTAGCAAAAATAAAACAAAAAACAGAACAGGTAACACTCTTGGAAGAGTTGTGATGAATTGCCCCTGCATGGTAGTAGTTGTGAAATTCAGGAACAGTAAAATCCCACTTGTGGTCATCTCTAAGGTATGTTATACTGTTGAGGAACAGTCTGGTTTCCTCCAGACGCATCTTGCTAAGAAAGGAGGTGATTTTATTTGTATAAACTCGTAAAAACAGAGCGAAGGGGAGGGTATAACTGGAATGTCCGATTACTTCGGAAGTGGATTGAGGTCGATAAGCTAAAGCACTCACAAATCGCTGAACTTCTCGGAATTTCCCCAAAGCTTGTTTCAAAAAAGGCTTTAAAGGAAGGTATCCTGTGCCAGAGGAGAGGACCTCGTGGTGGGGAGGATCATCCCGATTGGAAAGGGGGTAGAACCTTAAACAAAAGTGGTTACGTTGAGGTTTTCTGTCCTTCTCATCCGAATAAGAGAAAGCATTCAAACTACATCCTCGAACATCGCTTGGTGATGGAAAATCATCTTGGGAGGGTTTTGAAGAAAAGCGAAGTAGTTCACCACCTAAACGGATTAAAGTCCGATAACAGGATAGAGAACCTTGAACTATTCTCTTCAAACGCAAAACACCTTTCCAAAGAGTTAAAGGGAAAGCGTCCAAATTGGTCGGAGGAAGGAAAAGTTCGCATCCTAAAGGTACTTCGGACAAACTCTGATAACCGGAAGAGGTTAAAACTTGATGACTCATTGAAGCAACAAAAGAATCACCGTTAGAAAGGTTAAACCTAAATAATTTATCCACTTCCTTACGGAACGGCTTAAGAGCCTTCGTATTTACGAGGGCTTTGCCATTCCAAGATAATACGTGAAAATCCTCCCCTATCTCATCAAGTCTAAAGTAACCACCCCTAACAGGGTCGTAGATTAAACTCTCACCACCAAGACACCTGTTCCCCCCTGAAACAAAATAAATGTTCGCCTCTGTCTTAAATATATCCTCCTGTGAATCAAAAACATCAGGAACATCCTCAGGACGTAAATACTTCCGAAGTAACTTAAAACCCTCCTCCGTAGGAACACCAGTATTAGGAATAAAATACCAAAACTTGTTCATCCCCTTAACTCGCTCTATCTTCCCCTGATTCTCCTCAATTAACTGAATTAACTGTAACGCCTGCTCACGCTTCTCCTCAGGAAAAGAACTTAAATCATACATCTAAAACCTCTTCCTCTACAATCCGCTTAAATAATCCAACTAAAGCAATTAACTCGTAATTAGTTAAGTTGGAAACTAAACTGTTAATCTCTCCACCAGAACTTAAACTAACAATAACTAAACTCCCGTCTGTAAAACCATCACTCTCTAAAGCCTCCTCAAGTAACTCTCTCGGAGTAACCTCAGATGAACAATTACTCCTACGCCTACGATATTTATCTAAATCTGTCATAACCTATTGATTTATACAAGTTGGATAACTCCTTTTTAGAAAAATTTCCCAAAATGGAAACCCTTTTAATTTCAATAACTTAGTCTCAAACCATCGGGGGTGGAGATAAAAGAATTGAATAAAGGTTTTTTCATAGGAAGCTAAGTGGTTGATTTTTGTTGAAAGGGAGCTCCTTTTTAGGTTTTTTCCAGAAGGGGAATTCCTTTTTAGGTTTTTCTCAGAAGGGGGGTGATATATGAGACTGCAACTCCCTCTCCCCTCCCACCTAACCCCCTCTTTAAAAGAAAGGGAAAGCCGTAATGAGCGTAATACAAAGCAAGAAAAGGAAATAAAGCCGATTGTTTTATCTGATAAGAGAAGGAAATGATGCTTACCTCTATTACACCTATTCCGTGTACAAAGCCCTCTTAAATTCAACCGCAGACCCTCTTTACAAGCTCTTATAGACACAAGATTGATTATTCCCCGCCCTTGACTTTAGAGAGCTCGTTAAGCAGTGTCATAGCTTTATCGTTACTCTCCTGCAAGTCGTTAATTGCTTGACCTATGAGATTGATTGAAGTGGGTTTGTTTGAGAGTAATTGATTTTGGTTGAAAACTCTGTCTTGTATTGCTACTAAAGCGATTGGGTTCGGCTCTTTTCTGCCAGAGTGTACGTCGGAAAGATAATTATTAATCCCATATTGTGCTTTATTAATCAACAACTGATTATTAGAAAACATATTATCTTTCATTTGAGTAACGTACTTATCTACCTCTTCTTTAGTAAACCCTTCCAATTCCGGCAGTTTACAATACTTCATAGCAGTTGCGGGACTCTTAGAAATTACTTTTGCTATCTGTCCGTAGCTATGTCCTGATTGCCTCAATGCTTTGGCTGTTAAGATAGAACTGTTGTTCATTTTCTCTCTGCTCATTTTCCCTGATTTTTCCCGATTTGTTTAATATACGTTAAATTCATNACTTTACCCTANCCCGAAAAATTCAATATTCATCTAAAACCGCTGATATAGCTATTCTAACGTCATTCTTCCGCAAACCTTCCGAAATCGCATAATTTATCATTACACAATCACATACATACATTATACACCCATT